CAATAACTCCAAAATCTAAATTATCTTCAATATCTAATAACTGCTCTATCATTTCTAACTTAAAAGTAATATCTTTAAAATAAGAAAGTAGTTCGCTATTATCTGAATTGTAAACTAGCATCTTAGCAGCTGAAGTTTTTAGATCAGAAATATGATTTTTTATTGTTATTTTTTCCATTGTTCAAATATATTAATAAATTTTTAATAAGTAGATAACTAAAAGTCTAATCCTTTAATATTTTTTGCTTGTAGTAAGTTTACACCTGCATAAGTAAAGCCAATATTGTTAGGCATCATTCTTAATTTAATAGGTGCATCTATTGAAGTAGGTCTACCACCTGTTTCTACTTCTTTAACTTTTCTTACGTGTACTTCACTGATCATCCAGTCAGTCGGATGCTGTGTATATCTGTGAATAGTAAATACATCATCAGCTCTGTTACCCCATTTACCACCACCTTCTACATCTGCCATATTAGGTGGAACTGGCAATCCATTGTATTCGTGTTCTTTTTGGTGTGTTCTTCTTAAAGCTTCTGTAACAGCGTGAGTATTTAGCCAAATAGATATTTGATTTTCTTTACAAAATAAACGCATTTCACTAGATACTTGATAATCGTATTCGTGGCTACCTACATTCTTCATTAAATCTCTATCTTTTGCAAGTGAGTTATAAGGATCAATAAGTAAAGCGTCATAGTGCCATTCATTATGTATTTCTTTAGCTTCTTTAAGCAAATCTTTGTAAGTGTATAGTTTATCTACATCGATAATTTTAAAGTGCTGTAATACCCAATTTAAACCATATTCTATTTCATCATCAGTCATTTGCTGTATAGCTTTATTTCTAGCAAATTCTAGTATTTTTCTAGCTACTGAAGTTGAGGTATTTTCACTTGAAAAGATTAACCACTTAATATTATGCTTTATTGTGTACATAGTCATTAAGTAAAGTATAACTGTAGTTTTTCCTACGTTTGCGTGTCCTATAATAACATTAAAGTTTGCAGGTTTAAATCTAATGTGTTCGTCAAACTCTGGTATGTTAATTTTAAGTCCTTCTTTAACTCTACCATATTTAACATCTAAAATGTTTTTTTGTATATCTAATAAATTCGCTAACATATTTTTTAATTTTTAAAATAATGATATTTGATTTTGTGCTACATCTCTATATATTTCATTTTTAAATCTAATTATAGATGTATCTTCTTTTGAAATTTCTCCTACAAATTTATAACTAAAACTTGGTCTTTCAATCATTTTTCTTCCATTTGAATCTTGTCCAGGAATTTTTAAATTAGATGAAGTTGCAATCCAATTATTATCATTTGCTAAAGCTAATCCTAAAGCAGGTGACATAGTTCTTATATACATAGTGCTTTTTTCAGCAGCATATAATGAAGAAATATAATTTAAAATTTTCTTACCTAAACCAAGACCTTGAAAATCAGGCAAAACTACTATTCTACTAATTCTTCTTGTTTTTTCATCACCTACACCAGGAAATGGTAAAACTCCTACAAAACCTATTGGTGCATCATTCCATAAAATTAAATAATTAATTGCTGCTTTATTTAATTCATCAGTTAAATAATGATGTTGTTTGAATAAATTCCAAGCTTCATATCTACATCGAACAATCTGAAGTTCAATTTTTGGTCGCCGAAGTGATGGCGCTATCTCAAGACGCCCTTTTGATGGTGAATATATCCAATCTGGTTGTAACCACTCCATTATATCAAAATGACAAGATGCTAAAACTATTTTTTTATTAGATCTACGAATATATTTTTGTAAAGCATTACTCATTGCTTTTGCTACATCTCTATCAACTACAGAAGTATATTCATCAATTAATATTACTTCATTTTCTTTAGCACTTCCAACTATATATGCTAAATTTGCTCTATATTGTTCACCATTTGATAAAGTATTAAAAGGTCTTAACCAAGTAGGAACTGAAGATAAACCCATAGCAGATAATAAAAATGTAGCTTCTTCAGGTTCTAACCAATCAAAATTTGAAATTAAAGATTTAGAATTATCAAAATAAGATTTGTCCATTTCTTTTTTAAAATAATTTTTTAAAATAGTAGTTTTTCCTGTACCAGAACCACCATAAACTACACCTAAATTCCATTCTTTAGGTAAATGTTCTAAATTAGCTTCAACAATTACATTTGATTCTTCTTTATTTTGAATATCAAAAGCTTCATAAATATATTCAGTATATTTATCATTGTTTATTTTATGTGTTAAATTTATTTTCATAGTTTTGTTTGTTTAAAAAAAGGGTAGCTTTTACACTACCCTTGATAAATTAAAATGGTAAATCAGCAACTACTTCTGCAGCATTTACTTTAATGTTTCTAACGCTATTGTGGTCTGTATTAGTAACTACTTTATCAGCTACTTTAACATTACCATCAGTCCAAACTACTTTTCCGTTACCTACAAAGTTTCTTTGTTCTTTTGCAGCTTGTTGGTCTTTAGTTTGTGATTCCCATACTGATACGTTTTGTCCGTATCCGTTAGTTTCATCATTTAAAGATAAAGTATAGTTTTTATAACTTCCATCTTGTTGTTTAATTCCAATGTTTAATAATGTACTCATAATTTTTAATTTAATTGTTATTTATTTAATTTTTAATAGTTCGTCTTTTACTGATTTTGATAATTTATATTTAGTTTCTATTGCTGCTAATTTACCACCTTTTTTTAAATATTCAATAGCTTGTGTAAATTCAGGTGTATTTTTATTTAGCCAAGATAACTCTTTTTCTTTAACTTCTGGTTTACTTTCTTTTCCGTGTGTATTAGTAGCATCTGCATCTTGTGTATCGTCAATAAGTAATAAGTTACCTAAAGCATACTTTTTACCATAACTAGAAGCTGATCCAAAAGCTTGTGGTATCTGCATACCTTTCTGTGCTAAATCTACTCCTACTATTGCAGTAGCTTCAATTTCTTGTACGCCATCTACATCGTGTATAGTAGCTATTGTTTTTATAACTGGTAAATCTCCTATATTAGATAGTGATTCTACAACAGTAAAGTATACACCATACTTTTCATTAAATGGTTTAAGTGCTTCTAATATATCTTCTGCACTTCTAAAATTGTACTTACCAAATGAATTAAATTTACTTTTATTCGATTTAAATTCTACTTGGATTTTACTTAGTTTTTCGTGTAATAATTTCATTACTTGCTAATTTCGTAAAGTTGTTGTTTAATAATTGTTTTGTACTCATTAGGACAGTTATCCTCACAAAGTTCAAACACATAGGTTTTTACTTCATTTAATTTACTTTCAAGGTCGCAAACTTTTTTTTGTAGTGCTTCTACTTGAAATCTTTGGTAATCGATTAAATCTTTCATAGTATTTGTTTTTAATTATGAAGCAAATATACAAGTATTTTTTTAATACCAAACTAACTATTAATACTTTAACATAATTTTAACATATTGCAAAAAAAAGGGTAACCGTTAAGTTACCCAATTTCAAACAAAAATTACTATGAAAACTAAGAAAATTCTTTTAATTTGTCTTTATATTGTTCTATCATATCTTTTATTTCATCTAAACTCCATTTTTTAGTTTGTTTAGTCAATAAGTATAATTCTTCTGATAGTTCTTTTCCTATTTTTAAGCTAAATTCGAATTGTTTACCCTGCTGCATTACATTACATCCATAACATTGTGGAGCTACATTTCTTTCATCCCACCTGGTACTCATATATTGTCTACTCATAAAGTGACCACAGTGTATTTTTTTAACTTCATAATCACGATCGCAAGTAATACATTTGCAATATCCATTAGTTGCATTAGAATATCTAATATACTTGCTAAATACTGCATCTAATTCTTTTACTAGTTGTGATTTTGTTTTAGCTTTCATAGTACAAATATAGCTAAATATGTTAAAGTTTAAAAAAATATTAAAATAGTTATCTAGTTTTTGTAACTTTTTTATATATTTGTCGTATAATTATAAAACGGATGCGTCTAAGACTTGCAGAACCTAATAAAAATGGAAGCTGTTTGGATCAGCTAAAATTAGAATTGTTCTTTTTTCTATAGGGGGTTTTTCTTTCTTTTCTTTTTCTTTTTTACGCTTTTTTCTTTTTCTTTTCTTTCTTTTATTATAACTACTTACAATAAACTAAAATACTTTCTAAAGCGATATACTAAATAAATAAAAACAATAACTAGTAGTAATAACAAATATTTAAAATAACTTTCTTTCTTAATTACTTCTTTATTTTTAGTTATAGTAATAGTTTTAGTTACATACTTAATTACTTGCTTATATTTAACATTATTTTGTTTAGTATATAAAGTGTTATCTTTTTTCTTTTCGTGTCTTAAAACAGCGTTAAAATAGGTATTACCATTATAAGTAAATGGTTTTAAAGTATCTTTAGCGAATACAGTAAGTAAATCTGTAGTTACATCGTATTTAATAGTAACATTACTGCTATCAGTTAAAGTTGTAGTTACTTCTTTAGCTGTTTCTGTTTTTATTTCTGCTTTATTTACAATAGCTTTTCTACTACCACAACTAAATAAAAATAAACTAATAATTAATATATACAGTTTTACCATCTTTTTTTATTGCTTTTAGTATTTGCTTTCTGTTTTTACTTTTATTATAAGAAATATGTACCCAATCAGGGTTATTATTATTACCAAACTCCCAAATCATTTGGTCAAATTCTAAATGCTTTTTAATATAATCAAATATATCTTTATTAGTAAACCCTGTAGTAGATACTAAATCTAAAGCTTGACCTTTATTGTGTTGTGATGTTTTAGAACCACCTACAGCTTTATTTAACTTTTCACTTCTATAACCACTTGAAATTCTAATTGGTTTACCTATACCATCTCTTAAAGGTTGGAATATATTATTAGCTATTTCAATTAAGCTTTTTAAATGCTCGTTTGTAGGGCTATTATCTATACCTTTAGCTTTTGCAGTATCAGAGTGTATTAATTCCTCTAGTGTTAAGTTTTTAGTGATTATCATTTTAAACTATCTATATCAGTTTTAACTTCTTTAGCTCTTTTCATTAAGTTTTTAAGTAACTTCCAAATATCTACATTTAAAGCTTCTTCTATATTTTCTTTAATTGAAACTAATTCAATAAACACTAAAATAATAGCTACTAGTTTAGTAAATAAAAACTGAGTGCTAAAGTGTAAGTTTACTAATTCATTTAAAAGAAACTTATCTATACAATATAAGCTAATAATAGATACTTGATATAATAGCATCTTTGATATAACATTAGATAGTTTTCGGCTGCGAATAGACTTCAATCCGTTTAACTTTATACTCTTAAAGATTCCTGTAAAAGTATCTAACATTATACCAAAAGCAACTGCTATTAATAACCCCTGAATAGGAGCAAAAAATAATACTAACCCAGTTAAAAAATAATTAAGATAGGTTTTCAATTTTTAAATCTTTTATAAAATCATTAATATTATCAAAGAATTTATTATCTATTGATAAACTTAAATCTAAAAATATTAAACCTTCATTTGTACCTGCTAACATTTGACTATCAGATACTATTTCATAATTTACTAAACCACTTTCTGTTTCTTGTGCTTGAAAAGTGTAATCTACTGAATTTAGGTTGAACCCGTTTTTTAAAGTTTTTATATTCATAATTAAATTGATTTAATTGCTCTTGCCATTGATATATTTGCCGAATCTGCAGTACTTGATAATTGAATAGAAAATATAATATAATTATTTACATTAGTAGTAAAAGTAATTGATTGTAGCGTTGATGAATTATTAACTATATCTGTTTGTAAAGTTGTTGCCGCATTAAAACCTGTAAGAGTATTTGAATTTATTCTAAAAGTTCTTACAAAAGTGCCGAAAATATCGCTTGCTGTTTGTGTAGTTCTCAAAGTGGCTATTAATGCAGCACCAGTTAATGAATTACTTGTATTTTTATACATTCTAACCGTTGAAGTTCCCGATGTACCTGTTTTTGAAATTCTTGATATAATTTCCAAAAGACCATTACTTGAAAAACTATTTGCTGGAATTAACAAAGATTGGCTTATAACCTCGTTCGTTGTTCCTGTAATGTTAGTGCCATCTGTAGCAGCTTGAACTATAACAGAAGGGTTTGCAGAATTATTATAAAGTTCTGTAAAGTTATCATTTACTTTTACAAATGAATCTCTTAAAGTATCACCTGTACCATCGTTTGCCGTTGTACCGACATTAATTGTTTGTTTTGCCATTTTTTTTTATTAGATTAATGTTTGATCTGCTTTTATTAATGTTGAATCTGCTTTATATAATGTTGAGTCTACTGTTAATGGACCAGGCACTACTTCTAGTAATGTTTCTCCACTTTCTGATACTGAATAAACGCTACCCCACCCAATAGAGTTATTTGTAGATCCTTGCCCCCATCCAATAGAGTTATCTACACCATCACCCCAATTAATACTATTTGCCATATTCTATCTTTTTTAAAAATATTTCAAGCTTCTGCTTGTTTTCTTCTTTAGGTTTATAATTACCTACTTTCTTTCTTTGTTTTTTAAAGTACCCAAGATCCATAAAAATTATTTGTATCAGGATTCATATCATCGTTTGAATTAGAAGTATACTCAGGGAATTCAGATTGTTGAAAACACATATAGTCAATAAACCTTTGTGTATAATGTTCTGCAATATCTCTTTCCTTTTCTACTAAATAATCTATCTCTAACTTTTCTAAAGTATTAGCATTTTCTGAAGTGTGTTTAAATACACCTTTATTAGCTATTGTATAAGACGCAAATGGTAAATAGTAAACCATACTCCAGTGTATCTGCATTGGTTTAATATAAGTGTTTAAAAGCGTTTTATATTTTAAATTACCTGCATCGTTAATATCACCTGAAATTATAAGTTCCTGGAATTTATTATATAAATCAGTACCTAAATAATTTTGTATAGTAACATCCTGTGCTATCTTTATATATTGAATAAAATCGTCTACATCTAAATTACCATTTAGAATAGTAAACTTTTTAATATCTTCTGTACTTATTAATAGTGCGTAAGCCATATCTATTTGTTATAATTTGGGTGGTGTCCGTGATTTGGCATATCGTAAGGTCGCATTGCTACTTGTGGCTCGTTTCTTACTCTATATCCGTATTTTTCTGCTTTATTTGTTGAAATAGTAGTAGCATTAGGATTATTTACATCTATACTTACATTTTCAAAAGATACATAAGTTTGTCTTAACCATTTGTGCTTACAATTAACCCCACCTTTATAAAGAAATAAATTGTAATTTTCTCCATTATGCCCTTGACCTGGGTTAACTTTGTTTGAAGTAGTTTGCTCTATATCTTCTTTTCTATATAGTTTATCTGCTGATAACATTCTTTTACAAAACTCTCTTTCTCCTGTAGCATCACCACTATATTTATAGCGTGTAATAAAACGAATACCATCTATATTTTCATCTTGTGCAGATTTTGAATTAGGTCTACCTACAATACTATCTGCTAATTTTAGCATTTTAGAAAGTAAATTTTTATCTTTTTTACCTTTGTTATTTAAGAAGTTAATTTCTGCATCTAATTCTTCTTCTAAATCTAAATCTACTTCGCTTTCATCAATTAATACCCATTCTGCACCTAATACTTCACCTTTTTCAGTTAAAGCATCTGCTAGATCCACAGAAGTATCTTTATCACTTGCACAACAAACTTTAGCCATTTTGACTCCAGTTTCTTCTTCATTTGTAGTAGCATTAGCTGTATTAACATCTATAAAATCTAGTGGCTGTATTGTTTTAAAATATAAGTTTAATGAAATACCATTAACTGCTAAAATAACATCTAAGGCATCTATAATTTCAATTTGGTAAGGTCTAATAACAATATTATCAAATAACCTAGTTGCTGTTTGAATTTCATCAGCGTTATTACTTAATCCACCACCTGTATCTCTAATTCCTAATAACATTGGTGAAGTAACTCTGTGACCTACAATTAACTTTTCAAAACATTCAGTAGATAAATACTCATAGTGTGCTGGAGCATCATTTAAAGGAATATCATCTACAGTAGTTTTATTATCTTGTGAAGCATTAAAAGATACAATTACTTTATCTCCTTTAGCACCTGTTAATTTACGCTTAACATCATTTGCAATTTCTTGCCTTTTTTCTTCTGGTGGTATATTATTATTGAAGTTAATTACTTTAGTACCACTAAAGCCATTCATTACATCATTAATTAAATAATCTGCAATTTCTTCTTCTAATTTAGCATAAGGTAAAGCCCCCGAATAGTCAATCGGTGTATAATAATAATACCCACTAATATAAGGTTTAACTATATAAAGTTCTACTTCATTACCATTACCAAAACCAAAAGCCGGTATACGCTTTAATACATCACTATTTTTGTATTTACTCCAATCGTGGTGGTAATACCAAGCTTCAATTTCTCCTTTATCGTTACACTTTTCAGCTCTTAAAGTTTGCATTGGAAAATGGTCTATTCTAGTAACTTTACCTTTTGAGTAAACTACCTGCATAGCTGCCATACCTAAAAGCTTTCTTTCTAAAGCAACTCTTTTTAAACAATCTCCTTTAATTAAAGACATCATTTGAGCATATTGATCTGGCTTTCTATTAGAATCAGTAGCAGCAATACCTTTACCATATACCATATTAGTAACACCAGTTATAATAGCGTGGTTTGTATTAGAGTAAAGAAACCTATCAATAAGATACTGAAAGTAATTGTTATCAGTTCCGTATTGTACAAAATCTTTATTCTTGCTTTCTTCTATTATAGGTGAAGTATAAGCACTTAAATTTAAAATGTGTATATTATTCATAAATTATAAATTCGTTATCTGTAGTATGTTCTGTGTAAACATTATTGTTTATACTATAATCTACAATATCTTGGTTTGTACAAAAAGCTAATCCTGTGTAAACTACATCATCACCATTTTTAGCTTTAATTATATAGTATTTATTTTCTAATACATCTAAAGCTACACTAGTTTGAATATAATATTTAGAAGTTGTAAAAGTACAATCTATTTCAGTTTCTACATTAGTTTCTTCATCTACTAAAACTATAGAAGTAGCAGTATTACCATTAACGATAAGCTTTAATGTTTGTACTCCTACCTGTTCTTTTAGTATTATCATTGTTTTTATTTAAAAATTAAAAAACTACAAATTTGTTATAACAAAAAAAGGGTAGCAATTAGCCACCCTTTAAAAGTAATATAATTAAATATTAAGATCCAACAGTTACAGTAAACCCTGCAGCAGTTAAAGTATCTCCTAAGAAGTTAGCAGGTACTGGCTCCATTCCTGTAAGAGTTAAAGTATATCCAGAAAGATCACCCATAGCACCACCTGTTACGATAGTACCACCTGTTACATCCATTCCGTGTTTTAATCCTGCATAAAACAAATTACCATTGTTATCTTCTACAATTACTTGTGGTCTACCATAAGCCATAAGTTTTAATTGTTTGTTATCTACAATAGATAATTTTTTAAATGTTAATTCTAATACTTGCTCGTAAAATGTTGTACCATTTTCTCTTGAGCTGTTTACATTTTGTGTAAATGTAGAAGCACCTTTTAAATCGTATTTATAAGCAACTGGAGTACCTGCTACTGCATCTATTACATCTGTATTAGTTGCATCGTAAGTATATCCTGTAGCATCACCATAATTTACGAAATAAACAGCTTTCAATCCACCTACTGAATCTTTACAAGGTTCGATTCTACCTAATGAAATATCACAAGCCATAATTTATAGTTTTATTTTGAGTTAATAATAAAAAAAAAGGATGGTGTTTTTTCCACCACCCTTTTAAGTTAAGTTTGCTAAGTATTAGTTAGCTGCGTTAGTGATTCCGTAAGTTACGATATCTGTAACTATTCCGTATTGTACACCAGCAGTAAATCTAGCTACTACTCTTACATTTTGTGATCCATCAAGATCAGCCATATCAATCAATTTAACTTCGTTCAAGTCATTTAATAAACCTGTACCAAAGAATAAGTTAGATTTTTGTGCAGCGATTGCTGTATTAGCAGCTAATCCATTAGCTACGAAAATTTTAATACCATCAAAAGATAAACTTCCGTTGTTCCACCATTGTGTACCCATATTGTTAGTACCATTAGCTCCTAAACCAGAAGCTCCAAATCCACCTAAAGCACGTACATAAGCTTTAGCAATGTTTTGAGATACATAGATATATAAATCTTCTTTTCCGTAAAGTGCAGAAGGAATAGCATCTACGATACTACCTAACTCATCAATTACATTAGAAGCATCAACTGTAGTACCTGCAATTTCTTGACCTGTAGGTAAAGCAGCATCTAAAGCTAATAAAGTAGCTAATCCGTTAAATTCACCTGCATTAGCAGTAACACCTCTCCAGATGTTTTGTTCTGTTTTTTCAGCAACTTTAGCAGCTACGTGAGATAAGATATAATCAGCAAATGATGGAGGTAAAGAATCAAAAGCAGAATATCCCATTTGTACAGCTTCCCAATCTGAGTGGAAGTCTTTTTTACAAAGTTGTAAGTTTACTTGGAATTCTTCAGGTTGTAAAATTCTTTCAGTTAAAGTTACAGTAGAAGTAGCAGTAAAGTCACAAGTTGCATCTTTAACGATAGCATCTGTAGCTAATTTTTTAATTACTTCTTTGTACTTAATGTTTGGTTTTACTTCGATACCACCATTTTCGATAGTAGCAGCTGATAATAAAGCAGCAGAGATATATTTACCTGCAAATTCACCAGCGTAAGTAGTTGTAATACTAGTTGTAGTAGCCATTTTTTAGTGTTTAATTTGTTATTATTTAATGTTTGCAATCTTTCCTAACACAGTATCGAAAGTAGTTTTACTTCTTGATTGTGCAAATAGGTTTAATTTTACTTCAGATTTAGCTTCTGGATTGTGTACTAAAGGTTGTGCAGATAATTCTACAACTTCTTCTACTTCTTTCAAAGATGCTAATTCAGTTTTTAAAGCTTCAATTTCTGCTTTTAAAGCATCTACATCTTCTTTAGAAAAGTGAGATTCTTTAATTGTAGATTCGATAACTTTTTTAGGTGTAGCAGTTTCTGACATTTCTTGTTCAACTTCTACTTCAACTTCTGGAGTTTCAGCAGGTGCTTCTTCAACAACTTCTGCTTCTTTAACCTCAGCGATAATACCTTCTTCAACAACGATAAGCATCATACCATCTTCTAGTTTGTACTCACCAACAGGTAAAGCGATACGATCTTCTTCGTTAACGATAAAAACAGGCATACCAGCTTCAAAAGCTTCAGCTTCTAAAACCGTTCCGTTATCTAACTTCATTTGGGCAAGTTTTACTTCCATTCCCAAAATGGTTTTGATTTGATTAATTACATTTGACATATTTACTTGATTTAATTAATTTTAAAATCTTTTAGCATATTCTGCAGAATAAGTAGCCATAGCAGCTACTTCTTTTTTCCACTCTTCCCAAGCGTTCATAGTGTTTCTAGCATCTTGTACAGCTGGTGTATTAGAAGCGTCTAAACCTAATTCTTTTGCAGCATTTTCAATTTCTTTAATCATACTCCATAAATTAGCTGATAAAGGCATACCAGATTTTGCACTTGCAGAAAACTCATTAAATTTTTTAGATAAAGCTAAAGCTTCAGCTTTTAATCTATTTAATTGATCTTGGTATTTTTGACCAGCAGCTAAATCTTTTGTTACTTTCCCTGAAGCAGCAGCTAAATCTTTTAAACTAGCTAAATCTACTTTTTGTACTGATAAATCAGTTTTAAATAACTTGTTCGTAATGTTGTTTAATTCGTTACGCATTGTTTTTGTTTTAAAAATTAATAATTATTTATTTGTTATATTTTTAACCTCTTGAGTTACTTACTACTCTAGTTTCATTTGTATTAGTTACTTGGCTAACACCTTGACTAACCAAAGTTCCTACTCCTTGATTTTGTAAATCTCCATTACAGCATTCTGCTTTATAAGTTCCGTCATCACATAGACAACCTCTTTTTCCACCTTCTGGGCTTGTTTTACTTTTTGTTTTTTTCATTGTTTAATATTTATGGTTTTGAGTTCTTTGGATAAAATAAATAACATCGTAAATACTACCTGTGTGACTTGGTAACATTTTAACAGTTAAGCCATTTGTTACTACATCTTCATCTGAATAGTATTGAAAAGTTTTAGCGTAAATATGTTCTACAGCATTACCTTTAGGAAAAGTAATAGTATCTCTTACTCTATCGTAAGGAGTGCCATTACCACCTTGTAAGTATAAATCTATATGCCCGTTAGCGTTATCTATTTTAGCTTTAAATGCTATTGTAATTATATAAACATCGTTTTCAAACTCAGCTTTTAATTTGTTACTAGCATAAAAATCAATATCAGAGTGTATATGCGTATCTATTACATTGCCTTTATTATTAGGTACAGTAAAAGCAGCTGTAGTAAAAGAATAAGGAGAAGCAGAAGTGTATTGTGTATCATCGTACCTAGCCCAACCTAAACCCATTTTATCAGATTGTGGTGGGTATACTCTTACTTGCTCGCCATTAAAACCCATAAATAAAGATTCATCAGTAACTAACATAGCACCTTGTTCAATATTTACACTATCTACTTCGGTTTGTGTTACTTCTTCTACGTGAACTTTATAAGCTGTGTTTTTCATTTATTATACGTTTCTTAAAACTTGTTTAATTTGTTCTATTAAAGTTTCTTCTTCTGTAAGTTCTTTGCTTAATTCTTTTTTAGATTCTAATTTATCGGCAAAATATCCCTCAAGTGAAAACCCTTTAACTTTACCTGTTTTAACAAAGTCATTCCAAATTTCGTCATTATCAACTTTTATAGAAGCCATCCAAGTACCAACTGGTACACTTAAATTGTATAAAGCAGATTTGTCTTTAGTTAAATCTTCTACTATCCAACTTTCAACAACTGTTAAACCATCAATAGCTTTTTGGTGTTCTAAAGTGCTGTTAGATTGGTTACCTTTTTTTAAAAATAACTGTGAAGCTTTTACTACTGTATCTTTTGAAAAGTAAATGTAATATTCAGTATCACCATTTTTTCTATAAATAGGTTTTTCTGGTATTAATACAGCACCCATTAATATACGCTTTTCTTTAGATACTTCTGCAAGTTTAACTTCTTCTGCTTTTAAAGCAACGAAATCAGATTCTATTGCAGGTGATTCCACTACGCTAATAGCTTCTACACCTTGCAATTCTTCGTTATCATCTATAATTAACTCGATTAAATTCATTTAGTTTTTATTTAAAAATTAATATTATATTAAATTGTTATTTATCCTAATGTAGCATTACTAACTATATTTCTATTTAAACTTTGTGCAGATGTTACATTACTTGCAACTACATAAGCTTGTACAGGTGGCATACCTTTATTGCTCATAGCTTGTGCTATTTGATTTACACCTGCATTACCTACTACGTTAAAACTAGGAGCAGCAGGAGCAGCACCACCCATACTAGGAGCAGATCCTGCACTACCACCACCTCCTCCAGGTACTTGTACAGCAGCAATATCTTTAACTGTTTTAAATGCAGAAGCAGCTATAACTACAGTAGATGCTATTTTAGTAGCTGTACCAAATGGCTCAGGATAGATATTTTTAGCTTTCCAAACTTCAGAAATACCTAAATAAGCATTAATAGTAGCTTGTGCTATTGCTAAAGCTTTACCCTCTGCAGTTTCTTTACCTAATAAATCAGAAAATGCACCTAACATTTCAGATGTTTTTCTAGCTAAAGCTACTTTACCCTCATATTTTAGTGTTTCTAGTTCTAATTCTTTTTTTGTTCTTTCTTCTTTTTTTGCTAAAAACTCTTCTTCTAAAGCATCTCCTACAATAGCAATTTGATTTAAGCTTTCCAATTGTATAGAAGCTGCATCATATTTTTGTCTTGCTTCTTCTGCTACATTATCTAATCTAGCTCTAGTAAGTGTTGCTAAAAATTCTTTTTCATCTTCTATTTGTTGTTTTCTTTTTGCTTTAGCTTCTTCTCTAGCTTTTTCTGCATCTGCTTTTGCTTTAGCCGCTGCTTCTTCAGCTGCTTTTTTCTGAGCATCATATCTAATATTAATAGCATCTGCATTAATTTTACCTTCTTCTTCTGCAGCTTTCTTATATTGTTTAGTAGCTAGATCTGTGTAAAAAGATACTTCTTTTTGATTTTTAGCTATATTTTTTATTGATAATTCTGCCGCTGTTGTAGCACCTGCCGCTGCATTACCATATTGAGCTATTGCTACTTGTGCTTTATCCCACCAACTTAACTCTGCGTCTTCACCTGTAGCTGCTTTAGCTGCTGCTTCAGATGCTTTAGCTAAGAATATTTGAGCTTGTGCCTTAGCCATTTGAGAATTAATAAAACTTGCAGTATTTTTTGTTAATCTTTCTTCTGCAACTGCTAAGCTATCAGTTTTACCTAATGATTCTCCTAACTTTTCGTTATATAATTTTAAAGCTTCTTTCTTGCTTAGAGTACCTTGTTTAGCTTGGTCTAAAGCAATCTTAACACTAATTAAATTTTCTTCTGTTTTAGCTAAAGTTTTAGTAACTTCTTCTTGTGTACTTTGATAAGCTTTTTGTTCTTCATTTGCACCACCTATAGCTTTACTAATATCATCCCAATAAGCAACTACTGTACCTAAAGCAACTAAAAATAAACCGATACCTGTAGCTGCTATACCTGTTTTTATTCCATCTAAAGCTGTTTTTGCAGAAAGCCATAAAGCTTTAAAAGATGTAATTCCTTCTCTTATTCCTCTGACACCTTCAGAAAGTGCCATAGCTCCTTGAACTTTTAATATAGCTTCTTCTAATTCTTTTGATTGATTGCCAGTTAAAGCCATAGCTCCTTGAACACCAGCAAAAGCAGAAGTAACACCTTGTAAAGCACCACCTAATTTAGTATCTAAGGTACTTGCTGATGCATCTACAACCATATCTGTTTGCATTTGTGTTTTTCTATAATTAGAAACACTTAGCAACAAATCTTGATATTCTTTAGATGCTGATTGACCTGCTAAAGCTAATTCATAAAGACGATCTTCAGCTTCACCCATTCTAGCAGTTAATGGTTTTAAATCACCATATACTTCTTCAAATGTAGCATCAACACCTTTAGCTGAAGCATCTACTTTATTTAATGCTTTTGAAAGGTTATCTAAACCACCAATTGCCTGTACTGTATTTACATCAATTTCTATTATTTTTTTGATTGCCATTTTATAAGTCTTTTAAGTTGTGGTACAGTTTTTTTAAATGATTTAGGTAGTTCATTTTTACCTTTAGCTATTTCTATATTTTCACTAACTCCATAATGGTCGTGTAGCTGCAATAATTGTATTATATTTTTAAGCATTTTGTATAATGTTTATATATTGTGTTACATCAGGATTATAATAAGTTATTTCTATTTGTTTAAATGCATCACTTCCAGTAGTATTAGCATCTATTGGCACTATAAAAGTATCATCTATTATATTATCTCTAGCAGAAAATGCAGTAGGATCATATTGTACATCGTACTTTTCGCTGTTTAGTTTTAAAATAGTAACTTCTAAATCTTGTGCTGTGTTATCTATAACAAAAGTTTGTTTTAATGCAAATCTATCAGCACCACCAGCAGAGTTAGTTACTGCTCTAAAATCACTTACTAATTCAAAATCAACTTCACCTGTAGTTAAATCAGTTGTAAATTGGTTTATAATGTACTTTTTATCTTTGTAAACTATTTTATCATTTAATTTAATAGTAGATAATTGTGTAATAGGCATAATAGCTTTTAATTTAACTATTCTACATCTAATATCATATAAACCACTAATATAATTTTCATACCATAAAGCAAATAAACTATCATCAGCTAAAGCACTCAAGTTCCAACTTGATTGTTCAGCATTAAAATTTAAACTTGCTATAGTGTTATTTATAAATAATTCATTTGAAAATCTAACATAATCTCTAATATTATTATAACTTGATCCATCAAATAATTTAATATCAGTACCTACATTTTGTAACCCATTTTTATACATTAGTATAGCTTTAGGTTTATATGGTTTTAAATCTTTATCAATTAAAGAAGTTGTTTGAAAGTTACCTGTACTTGACCTTTCCCACATCACATCTTCAAAAGGTGTTTTAATTTCATAAGTATTACTTTCGTTACTTAGATTATCTTCATAAATTAAATCACCATAATCGTAAGCTCTTTGAAACGTATTTCTAAAATAGTTGTTTAGTATGTTTTCACTTTTTTCGTGGTTAAAAGATAGTTTTTTAAATAGTTTAGTACGTTCTAAATCTACACTATCATTAATTACATAACTATTAATATCTATATAGTTACCATAAGCATAATAAAACTCTAGTGGCTCTAAATTAAATTCAGTTTCTGTAGTTGCAGTAATAGTTAAATTAAACATTTTAATTAACCCTGTAAAGAAATCTTCTACTTTAATATCTGGTATATAATCGCCTATATTTATAATAGATGAAGTACTTTGTGAGCTACTTAAACCTGTTCCAGTTTCAGGTGTACCACTACCCGATCCGTATTTAACGCTATCAAGTTGTGTTGTAAATGTCAAAGGCAATAAACTTTCTATTTCAAAATACCAACTTTCGTTAGCAAATGGAAAACCACCATTAAAAAATACATTTGTAGTAGTACCTAATAAATTATCATAAACGTTAACTATTGTTCCATCACTTCTTCTTACTTTTAATCTATAAAGTATAGTACTATTTGTAGGTGTTACAGTTAGAAATAAAGAAGCTACCATTGTAGGAGTAATCCCATCAGCTTGAAAAGAAGTAATAGTAAATTCATCTGTACCTAAGTTTAAATAACTCATAGATCCACTAGTACTAGTAAAGTTAATTTTTACAGGTGCAGTATATACTTGCTGTTGTTCTACATTCTTGCAATACAAATATAAATCACTCCAATAAGAAGTAGCAAATAAACTACTAGTAAAAGTAATTCCGTATTTAGTTTCTATAAAATCAAAAACTTTACTTACAGGAATAGCAGGGAATAAATCTGTATAAGGTATAGATTTAGCTAAACTACCACCTACAGTAATATCATAAGTACCACCTGTTAAATATTCGTATTTATTTTTATTACCTACTAAAGGATAACTAACATTATCTGTTGTAGTGCCATTTATTCTATTTTTTACTTCTGTATAAGTATAAGCGTGGTTTAAGCTACTATAATCTAATATATTTAATTTATCTTCTTTAAATAAATCTTTAATCTGTTTTACTTTACCATAGAAAGTAACTGAAAAGCTTTCAACTCTATTATTTTTTTCGTTAGCTTTTTCAATTTGTATTTGACCTTTTTTAAATGGTATTGAGTTTATCTCTATTATAGCATCGTATCTTACACGCTGATCAAAACCATCATTAACTCCTGATTCATTCCAATAGTTAAATATTTGATTATTTACTTTAGAAGCAGGTACTGTAAAACTTTGTGAGTAATCAGTAAACACCTTACTTAAATCATTAACATTTTGTATAGATGAAGTTAAACTTATTTTTTCATCTTTAAATAAATCTAACCTTTTATAAACATAACTATCTGTAGTTGCTGTAGTAGCATCTGCTGTTATAGAAGTATCATCTACAGTGTAAGAAGTACCATCTGCTGTAACTGAAGAAGAAGTACCAGCTATAGGTATTTTAATATATATCTCTACATTTACCATTATACTACATTATTTATTAATGAACTTGCAACTTCAAACTCTAATTCGTAATTAATTACTTTATCGTTTAAATGCGTTTTAAATTGCTGTGATGTACTTTTTAAAGTAACTGCTGCATCTATTGTACCATCTGCTGAAGTTAAGTAAAGCATTTCTGATAAAAATACATCTTGTATACTAGCATTATCAGCTTCTTTAAACCATCCTGTGTTACACTTAATAGTTTTAGTCCCGTTCTTATTAAATATTCTTTTCTGTCCTAAATATTCATCGTAAACAGGGTAACCATTTGTAAAAGTATTAGTATTGTAATCTGAAGCTTTTACTTCTATACTTTGTGTGCTATTTTTAAATAAAGTCATAGTTTGCTTTCCACCTAATCTATTTACAAAATCTAAAGCAAATGGATTATATTTTTGTTCACACTCAGCAGTTAAAGTACAGCTATAAAGAGTTGTTAAAGTACCACTATCTTCTATAACTTCAAAAACAGTATTTACTATTACACCATCATCAGGTGCTACTACCATTGGCTGCCTATCTTGTGAAGTTAAACCATCATTAGTATAATAAACATAACTTGTGTAAATTTCGTAATGATCCGTAACAAAAGCTGTAGTAGTGTATTTAATTTGATAATCACTAGCAGTAGTAGAGAAATCTATAATTAAATCTATATAAGGTATTGTATTAGCATTGTAGTAATAACTTACTGCACTACCATAATTACCTAATATAGCTATAGAAGTAGTATAATCATAGTTAGGGTTTTCATAAGCGTTATATCCGTTTGTAGCTACTAAATACTCATCATTTATAGCTTCATATCCTGCACCAGTATCTGAATATCTTTTAATATAAACATTCCAAGCAAAGTTTAACTCTACATTATTAAACGTATTAATATAATCATAAACAAATGGACTAATATTATAATAATTAATATATTGAGTAGGGCTGTATTTAGTTTTCTCTATTGTTTTAGTAACAGCAGTACTTGATAAATCTCCTACTCTCCATAACTTAATCTCTAGCTTAGTTGCTATTTGTGTACTGCCATTATCAATACTAACAATATACGGACTTCTACAATTAAATACTTTCATTATTTTATATCTTTTAAACTATATTTTATTAAATTTTCTACATCTAAACCAAAAGCTTCTACTAATTCATCTGGTAAGTTTTTAAACGCTGCTTCAAATGGTTTAGTAAAAAATAAACTCGGCTTTATTCCTTTTTTAAAAATACTACTTCTAATTAAGTAACTTGTTTGCTGATAACTCATAAACTTACCATCTGCTTTTCTAAATTGAAATCTTTTTTTAGTTACCCAATCAGTAATAGGTTTTGCAGGTGGCATTTTAGATTTATAACTAAAAGGTGTATCGTATTTTCTTTGTGTACCACTTACACCCTGATCCTGGAATAAACCGTACTGCTCCATTAAGAAATCTAACCTAAAACTATTTGCACCAACTTCTATTTCTGAATCTAAGCTGTTATAAAGTTTCTTATCTACATTCTTACCTTGCTTAGTTAAGTTACTTCTAGATTGCTGTATAACATACTTAGCAAAGCTATTTAAGTATTTATATACTTCATCTGTTTTTAACATATAGTCATATCGTTTTTAACTACTATATCAAATGTAACTGCCCATCCTGCTAAATCATTTTCAAATCTTTCAGTAAATGGTTCGTAAGTAGGGTTACCTGTTAACTCATAAGTACCATCTCTTAAATCACCTCTGTTAAGTAAATCTAAAACTCTTGTAGCTAATAAGTGCTGTGTATTCCAAATATCTACTTTATTATCCTGCTCCTTTTGGTTTATCATATCCATACAAAGCATAGTAACATTAAAAGAAATAACATTACCTTGATGCGTAGATGAATTAACCATAATATGCGTTAAAGGGAATATAGTGCGTTTATTCAAGTCTACTTGGAATATATCACCTTCAGTAACTGTATTGCAAAAAGGTTCTGCTAATAAAGCATCCTTAATCGTTTGTATTAAATTATATACCATTTCGTTTTATCATTTGTGTTTCTATTTCTTGTTTTTCTTTTTCAAAAGTTAAGAAGGTAAGGGCTGCGTATAATCTAAGCTTCGAAACTTCATCAAATCTTCTAACATCTCCTTTAGATAAAGCATAGAAAGATGAATACCATCCCCATTTAGCTCCGAATTGTGCTTGTCTATCATAGCTTGTACCTGAGGATTCTGCTCCAAATAATTCAGGGAACTGATCATTAACTCGCTGCTTAAATTGTAAAAAAAAACCATAGCACCCATTACAACATCCATTGGCATTGACTTCATTACATCACAATAAGTAACGCTTCCGTTATAATCTTCTATATTATATTTGTCTTTATAATTCTCTACTATAGGTCTGTATAGTACAGCCATAGCATTGTGCATTTTATCCCACTTGCCAAAGTAATTATCTAAATCACTAAACTCACCTAAACTAATTTCATCTAGGTTAGGAATAAAACCAAAGTTAGTATTACCCAGTTTAAATATAGGTTTAAGTTTATATTCTGCATTAAACATTTCGTTTAGTAAAGCTATAATTTCGTTAACTTCTTTTAAAGGAATTGTAGGAACTAACTTTAAAGGTACATTACAAAATATCTCTATCATCTTTTGCTGTACAAAATCACTTTCTGGATTGTTTTCCATAATAGAAACAAATCTTTGGTACTGATCTAAAGTAATTTCATTTAAAGAAGTTGGTATAGTTATCTGTAGTTGCATATTTTATTTTAAAAATAATTAATTAAGCTATTTGTATAAAGCAAAAAAGGTAGCCATTTCTGACTACCATTTCAAACAAAATTTAACCTAACTAATTATGAAGCTCTTTCTTTATAGTGTAAATACAATTCACTTATTTTATTATGCAGTTCCTGGTCCTGCTTATATATTTGTTTACCTTGTATCTTACTTCCGTTTATGTTTATTTCTATTTTTACTTTATTTATCTTTCTTTTACCTTCGTTATAATAATCTTGTAAGCAAATAGGATATATAGTTATTCCGTTTTCTATACACCATTTAAAAGCTTCCATAGTTTTATTGTAATCTTTTAAGTATTCCTTCAAGTTCATTGGTTAAAAGTATTTGATTAGTTGTTTTAAAATAATCTTTAAGCTTAGTCAATTCTTTTTTAGTGCTGCTTATTTTAGCTTCAAGTTCTTTAACATATACTTTAGCATTAACACTTTCAAAGTCTTCATTATCCCAGAAGTATCTTTCATTAGTATACTCCCATTCACCAGTCCAAGTTTCTGTAGGATCTATCATATTCTAGCTATTTGAATTATTACATAGATTAAAACTAAATAAGCAAATGTAAGCTGTGATCTTTTGTTCTGTAAAAAGTATTTCATAATATTTGTGTTTTTAATTATGGTGTAAAACTACAAACAATATTTTAAACTAAAAAAACTTTAACAAAACTTTAACATTTGACTAGCTACTTGGTACATAGTTTTCATCTTTTTAATCTCACCTATATTTCTAGGTAAGTTAATCTGTACTTCTTTTCCTGTGCTGTGGTGTATGTAGCACTGTATTACAGCTATTATTTCTCCGTAAGTCATTTGTTTTATTTGTTACACAAATTTAGTATACAAAGTAATTACCTTTGTGTGGGTTTTCTAATTGTGAAGTTAAAGCGTAACGCATAGCATCTATAGCGTGGTTATAAGCGTCAATAGGTTTATTTAATTTGTTACCTGTTTTATCTACCATCCATACATAGTTTCTTAATTCGTTTATTAAGTTCTTACTTCTAGATGTTACATAAACTTTATTTTGGTTAATTAAATTAATTCCATATACAATACTATCCCTACCTTTTGATACTGGTAATACATTATGCCCATAACTGTTTAACTCAGCTATTGATTTTGGCTCAGCACTATCAGCATAAATAATATCGTTAACTTGATTTGTTTTAAGTAGGTCGCTAATATCTGAATTAAGTAAACCTTTTTGGTAAACAAGTTCATCAAATATAAAAGCATCGTTATACTTGTACATAGCTATTAAACTTGTTGGATCGTTACTGTAACCCCAGTCCATTCCGTAACATAATAACCTAGCTTCTGCAGGTAGTTGTATTTCTTGCCAATCAGGTATACACACACCCTCTAAAGAACCTGTTAAACCTAGTCCGTATACTTGCCACCAGTTAGCCCAATAACTAGAAGTCTTAGCTTTCTCTTTTGCAGATTCAATTTCTTTTACAATAGTTTCTGGTAGTGCTTCATTATCTAAATAAGTAAGTGTAATAAAGTCTACATCTTCTTGATTTATTATTTCTCTATCTACCCAAAATAAACTACTAGGATTATAATCTAACCATATCTCACCTGAAGTACGAATTGCTAATTGATAGTAAGAATCAAAATCTACATTATTGCACTCATTAACATAAAGTACATTTCTTCTAGCACCTCTTAATTTATCAGGTTGATCTACACTAAAGAATTCAATATAACTGCCATTACCAAAAGTATATTTAAGTGTACTCTTATTAAATTGGTTATCACTGTACCTACCTAATGCCATCATTATCTTTAAGAAGTCCTTTAATGCACCCCTGCGTAAATGTGGTATAGATTCAGATACTACACTTATTTCTAAGTTAGGTGTTTTAATAGCCCTATCTATTAGTATAGGTAAAATAGAAAAGGTTTTAGAAGCAGATGTACCACCTCTAACTACCTTTATACGCTTTTTAAGCCGCAATAACTTCTTTAAAGCAGTAGTTACTATAAATTCCATTATCGTTTATTACAGGTCACCTAAATCGTTTAAATCAAATATAGGCTGTTCAGTTGTAAGAGTTACATCTTTTGTTTCTCTTGGTTTACCAGCATAGTAGTTATAGAATAATTGTGTGAATTTAAAATCACCTTTCTCTAAACCTTTTTCTAATGCTGCAAATGCTAAAGGCTCTAATGGAGTTAGCTTTTCAATTAATGCTACTTCTTCTGCTTTTGATTTACGCCCACTATTTGGATGCCCTCCGTTAGATTTTCTTTTGTCCTCCATAATTGAAAAAGATTATTATCAATTTAAAAATAATAAGTTTTATTTATTGTTAAATTTAGAAGCAAGCATCTTTCTATATAAATCGTTTACTGATTCTTTATTACAACCTCTGCTGTAGTAAAAGTTTATTACTCTTTTTATTCTTTGTAACTCTGATTGTTTTGCTGTCATAACTTTTCTATTTCTTGTTTAACTTCACTTAAATACTTATCAAATAAACTTCCTTCTGTAAGATAAAATAATCTCTCGTGAAACCATCTTACTTCATCAACTGCTATTAATGCACATTGTTTAGCGTCATCTATAGCTTCTTTATCATCCATTAAATTAGATTTTAAATAACTATAGTATTTATTAAATAGTTCTTTTGCTTTTTCTTTTGGTGTCATAAATTTTCAAGTTCGTTTTTAACTTCTTGCCAAAATCTTATATCTTCACCATAGCATTCGTATTTACTGCATTCTGTTTTTTCTTTTATCATCTCATCAAGTAGTATTAAAACGCATTGTTTAGCAAAACTAATAGTATTCATTGGAATTAATCCATAATACATTAACAATAATTCTCTAGCTTTATCATTTGGCTTCATATTCTTATTTCTATTTTTTGTGTTGAACAGCTTAATTTGTGTACTCCATTAAATTGATGGCATTTATTACAGTACTCCCAATACTTATTACAATTAATAGCATCTTCTTCTCTATTAGGTATTAAGTAAGATTGTCTATAGTTATCAGGTGTTGCTTTAAACCTATAACAAGTTTCTTTTGATTTACAAAGTGTATCTCTGCACATAGCTATATCTGCCATAATTTAAATATTAAAATTCCTATTGTTATTATTATACTCCAAGAAATTATCTCTACTATTCTTTGTTGTTGTTTATTATTCATATCTTAAACTATTTTGTGTCCGTTAATATTATACCCTTTCTTTACTGCTATAGATATTACAGATAGTTTAACTTTTAAAAAGGTAGCTGCTTCTTTATAGGTTGTAAAGGTATAGAATTCTTTATCTGGTGATAGTATTGTAATTGTTTTTCTTTTCTTAGTTTTTATCTTACCATCATAAACATTATCTACTATAGTTTGTAAACATTCAAAGTCATCTTTTTCCCATTGGTTATATTGTTTATCCCAAAGGTAGCACTTAGGTTGTTTATAAAGTATATCTATTACTTCATATATGTTTAATTGAGTTGCTGTCATATCCTACTTCTTTTTTAAATTGAGTTAGTAAATCTTGTATATCAATAATATAGTTTTCTTGTTCTTTTAATAACCAGTGTGCAAACTCTACAGCGTATTCATCTGCAGTTACATACTTGCTTATCTTTTCACCTGCTAGTAATTGTATTGCTGCACTATACTTTTCTCTTAAATCTTTATCGTAATCTTTAATATCGTTAAATACATTTATTCCGTGTAGTACTGTAGCGTGGTTTTTATCTAAAGTATCTCCTATCTCTTGTAATGAATAACCTCTATCTCTTAATAATTTATAGTAAATCATTCTAGCTTCTATAAACTCATACTTTCTTGTTTTAGTTGTTATATCTACTCCTGTTACTTTTTGTATTGTGTTTAATATCTTAGTTTTTATTTCTTCTTTAATCATTGTAATTCTATTCTTAGTTTTATATTTAGTTTATTGCAGAACTTTACTAGTTGATCTAGTGATAAATCTTTATCTCCATTTAACCATTGTGATATATTAGAGTAGCTTGTTTTATATCCTAGCATCTTACAAAATTCTGTCCTGCTGCAATCTTGTTCTTGGTATATTTGCCATAGTAATTTATTAGCTATTTTCATTTTTTAAATCTTAATCTTATTTTACTATCTAATTGTTTTGATAAATTAGTTAAAGTATGAAAAGAAACCATTTGTATAGCATTATAAATACCTGCGCATACTTCGTAATCTTCTATACTTTCGTACTCTTTAATAACTTGTCTAAGTTCGTCTAGTGTAGCACCATTTTCTAACTCATAAAGCGTTATTAAATAATGATCTTCTATCCTTTCTTTATCCATTTTATAATATACCTCTTAATACGTATTGATCTAAATCTACACCATCAGTTTGAAAGAAGTGTTTATAGTTACTTACACCTTGCTTAAACTTTTCTTCTCCTTTAGCGTAAAACTCTTCACTACATTCAAATATAGCTATATCTAAACTACCCTTGTCTATTGCAATAAATACAAAGTTATCTACGCCAAACATTTCTTTATATAACCAAGCTTGTAAATCGTAACTATATTTATCTGCTGAGTATCTAAAATCTTTTATACCTGTAGTAGTTTTTAAATCTATAATAGTATTACCTTTTAGTATATCTGCTTTCGCTCTTACTGGTATACCATCTATCATAGCTATTTGTGGTACTTCAAATTCAGCTTTTGTTAAGTATTCTTTTACTGCTTCGTTTCTAAATAAAGCATCTACTAATCTTTCTGCAGCTTTTAATTCTGTATTGGTATAAACTTCTTTACCAGTTTCTTTAGCTAACTTATATTCTTTACTTGCTTTTGTTGCAGCTTCTACAAATATCATATCATCTAATTTGTTCGGCTCTAATACCATTGTATGGAATAATTTACCATCTCTTAAAGCTTGTGTTTCTCCTGATCCGTATTTCGTAGTAAAATAATAAGTTTTAGGAGAAGATAATAAAGTTTTAATACTTGAACTACTTAAAGCGTTTTGCCCCAAGTAACCATAGTAAAAACTATCATCGTACATATTATCTAATATTTCTTGTTTATCCCAGTTTTTTCCATCAAATGTAGTTATCATATTATCTTATTTTAATGTTATTTAATAATTCTTGTGTTTGGTCCATTTGCAAAGCGTTTCTTATTTCTTGGGCGTACATATCACTCAAGTCAAATTCTTTGCTTAAAGCAGCTATAATATCTTTTAAATTAGCTACCAAGTAAACATCTTCTCTAGCTTCGGATAAAGCTAATAATTTTTCTAGTTTTAAAATAATTTCTTGCTTGTTCATAGTGTTTGTTTTTAAATTATAAGCAAATATAAAACTTATGTTTGAATAAAAAAACTTTTTAACAATTATTTAACAAAAAAAAGGTAAGCTAATGCCTACCTATTCTTTTCTATCCATTCGGTTTGTAACTTTTCGTAATGCTCTATCTCTCTTTGCAAGTAATCTAAAGCTTTTCTTAAGTCCTGGAGTTCGTTATCTTTCTTACCTGCTCTAGCTAAATATTTAATTACGTTACCCCTATTGAAGTTTAAGTTATAATCTTTAATAAAATCTATTACATCATAACCTTTGTTATTTTCGTAATGTAATTGGGTTGCTCTCATATCTACTGTAGCCATTATTCTATTCTTAAAAAGTCAGCTTCTGTGTACTCTAAAAACCATTCTTTGTTAGTTTCGTACTTTTCTATAATAGCTTCTAACATTACTAATTCGTCAATAGTTTTAGTTGCTAGTTTGTGTACTAAACTTTCTATCTTTCTTTCTATGTTTAAAAGCATTTCCGGCTCTGATTTATGCATTTTAACATATTCTTCACTTACTATACTTTCTAGGTCTTTGTTTAAGCTGTTAATTCTATTCTTTAAACTTTGTCTGTATTGTGTAGTGGTTTTTAAATTATCGTTAGCTTCTAATAGTAGTTGACCTAAGATAATTGATTTTAAGTATTCTAGTTGTATTATATTCATAGTTTATTTGTTTTTATAAATTTCTAATATTTTCTCTGTTGTTACACGTTTATTTATTTCTCCTACAATATATAAATCGTGCATTAAATCTTCTGCTTCTTTAGAATTAACCCAATTTAAAAAATTAATAGCAAATTTATCTTGTTGTTTATTTATAATTTCAATCATATTAGGTATGCTTATTGTAACCTCACCTGATAATAAATGCTCTTTAAACTCTTTTTTAGTTTTATAAAACTTTCCTAAGTGCTTAAATTCTTTCATAAAATCTTTTATTATATATTTCATAGTTCTTTTAAAATGTTTTCAGTGTTAATTTTTAAGTAAGTTACTTCTTTAGATACTTTGTAACGTAAACTAAAGTGTGTTGATGCTGGGTTTTTATAGTTAGTTTCCCAATCAGGTTTTATCTTTAATAAATTCCAAAAGTAAATACCTCTTGGAGTAGAATTAATATAAATAGGTATATCTAAATGCTTTTCACATTCTGATAGCATAGCATCGTACTTTTTCTTTTCTAAAAGCATATTATCATAGTGGGCAGTTCTGCACTTCAACTCTATTCTGTGTTTGAATTGTGGTGAGTAGCAATCCCATCGACTCATTTGGTTTTTAGATTTAACCAAATCTTTATATACATTCTCTTTTAAAAAAAGAAATAGATCCTGTTCTTTCCAGTTATGCATCTTGCTGAGTTTCGTAAACTTTTTTAAGTTCGTTTAACCTATCTCTCCAGCAGCTATCACAATTACTATCTTGCAAGTTTTCGTTAAATACTGCTTTATAAATATCTTTAATTCTCCACTGCTCTTTAGGTGTTAAAGTTGATTTCTTAAAATCAAAGTAAGGAAGTAAAAAATCTATATCTTCTTGTATTAAGCAGTTTGGTTTTCGATAGCTCCAAAGTTTATTTAATACTTCTTTTCTACCTTCACAACCACAATCTATTCCTGTAGCTTTTGATACAGCTTCTACTACTGCTTTAATACCTGTAGCTTCTGTAATTTGCTCTACAGTATCACCTAGTCCTTTTGGTTTTCTTTTTGTCATAATTTAAAGTTTTAAGTTATCGTAATCTTCTTTTAATAGTTCTTTTAGTTTTTCTTTATGCTTTTTTAGTGAGTGGAATATACTTACAAAACTTATACCTGTTTCTTTTGCAAGTCCTCTAATACTAATATCTGTATCTCTGTAAATAGAAAATAGTTTTTTATCGTACCAATCCCAGTTGTTTACTTCGGTTTCTGCTTTAATTCTAAATTCGTTCCAATCTAGCTCTTTTTCTAAATCAAAATCATCTACCATATTGTAAATTTCTTCATTTAGTTCACATTTAGTAATTCTCTTTTTTACATTGTAAATCTGAAAATGTATGTTTCTTATAATAATAAAGCAATAACCTCTATTTAATTTACCATTAGTAAACATTTGTTCTTCTGTTACTTTGTACTTATGAAGTAAAAGATAAAACTCTTGTACAATATCTTCTGCAAAATCAGAATCAAATACTGAAGCTAACTCTACTAAGTAATCTTGGTACTGTGAAACTTTTTCTAAGATTCCCATAAAATATTGATACTTAATATACCTAATAAAAGCTGTACTGTATGGTAGTTAACTTCTTCTTCTTGATCTACATCATACAAAGCACCTACCATAAACCCGTGTATAATTGCAAATTGTAACTCTTTACCTGAGTAAACCGCCCAAGTTATAAGTGTAAATATTAATAAACTAGTAAGCAATATCATAATTAAAAATTTTAGCTTTTATTTTACCTATTTTTGTTTCTCTTAATGCTGGTTTAACTTGTATGTTAATTTCTACATTAGTTAGTTCGGAATCTTGCTTTAAAATAGTTTTAAAAGCTTGTTCAATAACTCCAAAATCTAAATTATCTTCAATATCTAATAACTGCTCTATCATTTCTAACTTAAAAGTAATATCTTTAAAATAAGAAAGTAGTTCGCTATTATCTGAATTGTAAACTAGCAT